CCTTCTGGGTCTGATTTTAGTCAATCATTTTTTCTTGAAAGTGATGAATCAGATTCTGCTTTTAATTTGACTAATTATAGTGTTTATTCAATGCTCAAAAAAAGTCCACTATCTTTATCTACAGCAGCAAATTTTAATACTTCTATCATTTATCCTCCAACTCAAGGACAAGTAGTTATTTCTTTGGCATCTACGATTACTGCAACATTGAAACCAGGAAGATATTCTTATGATGTTTTACTAAAAAATGATTCGTCAGGAATAAAAACCAGGGTAATTGAAGGAAGTGCTTTGGTTACACCAGGAATTACAACAACGGTATAAGAAATGGCTCAACCATCAACTAGACAAGGACTTATTGATTATTGTTTAAGAAAACTTGGTTATCCAGTTTTGGAAATAAACGTTGATGAAGATCAAATTGATGATTTGGTTGACGATGCAATTCAATATTTTAATGAAAGGCATTTTGATGGAATAGAAAGAGTATATTTAAAACACAAATTAACTCCCGAAGAAAAAACCACAATAAGAACAGGAGTTTCTACAACCACTGCAACTAGTGGTGTTGGAATTACAGCAATTTCTTTTCAGGAATCAAATAATTTTATAAAATTACCAGATACTGTAATTGGAGTATTTAATGTTTTTAAGTCAGATGCAAATACCATATCTAGCGGATTATTTAATATAAAATATCAATTATTTTTAAACGATCTGTATTATTATGGGGCATTGGATTTATTGAATTATGCAATGGTAAAAACTCACCTTGAAGATATTAGCAGAATCATTACTCCAGATGTTCAATTGAGATTCAACAAAAAACAACATAGACTATACTTAGATATTGACTGGGCTATGGTCAATGATAATAGTTACATTATCATTGATTGTTTTAGAATTGTTGATCCATCAGATTTCCCGAAAGTTTATAATGATTGGTGGTTAAAAAAATATTTAACCTCACTTATCAAAAAACAGTGGGGACAAAATCTCATTAAATTTAATGGTGTTCAGCTTCCAGGAGGTATTTCTTTAAATGGAAGACAAATATATGATGATGCAATTTTAGAATTAGAAAAACTTGAAGAGCAACTTCATAATGAATACGAATTACCACCTATGGATATGATCGGATAATGACACCATTAAATCCTTATTTTTTACACGGATCTTCAAGTGAACAAAGACTTGTTCAAGATTTAATCAATGAACAGTTGAGAATGTATGGACAAGATGTTGTTTATATGCCAAGAAAATTAATTAATGAAAAATCTATCATCAAAGAGGCAATTGTTTCTAAATTTGACGATAGTTTTAGAATAGAAGCATATGTAATGAATTTTGATGGTTTTGGGGGACAGGGTGATATTTTAAGTAAATTTGGAGTAAGGACAACAGATGAATTAAATTTAATTATATCAAAAGAAAGGTATGAAGATTTTATTTCTCCATTTTTGGTTTCAGACCAAAAAGTAAAAGTTGCAACAAGACCACAGGAAGGAGACCTTATTTATTTTCCTCTTGACAATTCTTTGTTTGAAATTAAGTATGTAGAAGGAAAACAGCCATTTTACCAATTGAATAATTTATATGTTTATCAATTAAAGTGTGAGATATTTGAATATGAGGATGAAAATATCTCAACAACAATTGAAGAAGTTGATAAATCTGTTCAAGAGTTTGGGTATATTCAAACAATTACAATGGTAAGTTCCGGTGCAACTGCTGCATCTGCAAGTATTTCAAATTTACCATCACCAAGTTCTCTTCAATATATTGATCTAATTAATGATGGAACTGGGTATTTGACAACTCCAACAATTCGTATTGAAAAAGCACCTGTTGGTGGAACAGACGCATCAGCAGTTGCAATTATGACATATAGACCACCAAGAAATGGTAGCTCTATAGATAAAATTTTACTCATAAATCCTGGAGCAGGATATACAGTACCACCAAAAGTTGAAATATTAAGTGATACTGGAACTGGTGGAATCGCAACAGCAGTCATTTCTAATGGTTCTCTTGGACAAATATCAGTATTAACTAATGGATCTGGTTATTCTTCTGCACCTACTGTTTCAATATCTTCTGCACCTTCCGGTGGCACAAATGCAACTGCATTGGCATTTATAAATTCTTCCGGAATAGTTACAGCAATTAGATATACAAATACCGGTGCTGGATACACTTCACTCCCATCTATTACATTGTCCTCTCCTGTTGGAACTTCCACTGGAAACTTTATATTTAATGAGTCAATCAGAGGAGTTTCCACAGGAACAACAGCATACGTTAAAGATTGGGATGCAGATACTAAGGTTCTCAAAGTTTCAATAGCAAATGGCAACTTTGCTCTTGGTGAATTAATTGTTGGTTCTAAAGCAACTCATAAAGTATTTTCTATCCAATCCGATGATTTATACGATCCATATGCTGAAAATATTGAAATAGAGAACGAATCAGATTCAATATTGGACTTTTCGCAAAGAAATCCTTTTGGTGATTACTAAATAGTTATAAATGTTTCATTATGTTAGGAAATTATAGTTACCACGAAATTATAAGGAAGACAGTCATATCTTTTGGCACGCTTTTTAATAATATCTTAATTAAACACGAAGAGCAGGATGGAACAGATTATAGTTTAATTAAAGTCCCAATTGCATACGGACCAGTACAAAAGTTTTTAGCAAGATTAGAACAAAAACCAGATTTGAGAAAGAGAGTTGCAATGACTCTTCCTCGTATGTCATTTGAGTTGTCTAGTATAAACTACGATGCAAGCAGAAAGGTATCTACTGTACAGACATTTAAAACATTAAATTCGGAAAACCAAAATAAAGCAGTAAAAGTTTATATGCCAGTCCCATACAATTTGGGAATAAAATTAAGTATAATGGCAAAATATAATGATGATATGTTGCAAATTTTAGAACAAATTTTGCCATATTTTCAACCTTCTTTCTCATTAACAATTGACTTGGTATCATCCATTGGAGAAAAAAAGGATGTCCCGATGATATTAGAAAATATTCAAATGGAAGATAATTACGAAAGTGATTTTACAACAAGAAGAGTTTTAATTTATACATTGAACTTTACTGCCAAAACTTATATTTTTGGACAAATTGCGGATAATACGGAAGGATTGATTAAAAAAGTACAAGTTGATTATTATACAGACACAAATACAAAAAATTCATCCAGACAATTAAGATATACAGCAACTCCAAGAGCAATTAAAGATTACAACAATGATAATACAACTGTATTAGCAGAAAATATTAATGAATATGTCACAAAAATTTCTGTTTCTGATGCATCTTTATTGACTGAGAATACTTATATTATGATAGAAAAAGAAGAACTATATATCAAAACTATTGAAGGAAATGTTTTAACGGTATTGAGAGGTCAAGATGAAACTACTCCAGTTCCACACCCAATTAGTTCTTCAATTGATATTATAAATTCCGTTGATGATAATTTAATTGAACCAGATGATGATTTTGGATTTAATGAAAATTATTTTGATTTTGGTGATGGAAAAATTTATAGTACAACAAAAGGAATTGATGTATCATTATGAAAAATAAATTCGAAAATATAGACGAAGCATTAGAGATAAAAGCAACATCTATCGTTAAAGAACCAGTGAATGATAAAAATAAAAGTATTCAAAAAATTCAAAGTCAAGTCCCATTAGATTATTCTGATAAAGATTTTGAATATACAAGAGTTAATTTATATTCATTAATAGAAAAAGGGCAAGAAGCAATTAATGATATTATGGAATTAGCGCACCAAAGTGAAAGTCCAAGAGCATATGAAGTTGCATTTCAGGGAATTAAAAATGTTGCAGATATGACTGATAAATTGATTGACTTACAACAAAAGATGAAAAAATTAAATGATTCTGAAGTAAAATCTCCCAGCACTGTTAATAATACTATGTTTGTTGGTTCTACAGCAGACCTTCAAAAATTACTTAAGCAAGGTTTTATAGACAATAAATAATTTAAAAACTATGAAAACTTTTTCACAATTTCTCATAGAAGCAACCGATCCAAAAGGACCTATTAAAAAATATATGTCCCCAGAGGAGATTGCGAAAAAGCATAAAATCTCAATGAAAACTTTAAATTCCCAGTTAGAGATGGGCATTAAAGTAGAGAGTGAACATACTGGAAGCAAAAAAATGGCAAGAATGATTGCTCTTCAGCATTTGGAAGAACTTCCAGATTATTATAGTAGACTCAAAAAAGCAGAGAAAATTAAAGAAGAAACCAAATCTGGAGATGAAACTCTTGGAGATTGGTTTAGGAAATCCGACGCAATAGACCCCAAGACTGGAAGAAAAGTTCCGGGGTGGCGTCAGATTGGTGGACCATTTGCTGGTGCTCCTTGTGCTCGTCAACCCGGACAAACTTCTACTCCAAAATGTGGAAGTTCCAAGATGGCAGCAAACTTATCAGATGAAGAGGAGAAAAGGGCAT